CTTGATAATGCGGTTATACCCTTAATAGGGTCATTCAATGCCTTACCGACTTGAAGTGTAGTACCTTGTAAATCTCCTCCTAACTTTGTTGACATATCAACAATCGCAGGAATAGCATCCATATAGATGGTATCTTTTACCTTCGTGAATGTTGCAAGTAAAGATTGAGAACTCGTGATGGCATCATCGTCAAATAATGACTTCTTCATCAATGCTTCGGATTGTTTGTCCAACGCATCACGATTTAAGTTAGCCGCATTAGCCGTACTTCGTAATGTTGCGTCCAATTGAGCCGATGCTTGTGCCGATTCGTTAAACATATCAACACTCTTGTTGATGAATGCCAAACCTTCATAAGCACCAAAGAATCCAAGTGCAGTAGTCTTAACCTTATCGAATGCCGAATCCAACGCACGAGTAGAACCAATAGCCCCATTTATCCCAGATTGGAAGCCGTCCGATTTAAGTCCTAATATGTATTCTACTATGTTTGCCATTACTCGAATTTAACTTGATGTGCTACTTCTAAAAACCACTTTGCTCTACAATATTCCTTTGCAAATTCATCGTCTGATAATGCCTCAGGGTCTAAATGACAACAACACCGAATATACGCAGCCATACGGTGTATATCTTCGGTGTCGTTGTTAATTTTGTATTCGCTTAGTTTTTTTTAAAGCGATTTGTTACGATGGTAATAACACCAAGACAATGTTGAACTACACCTAATTTATACGGCTCACAATCATACGTTTCGCCATAAGTTAATGGATGCGACTCTTCTTTGATTTGATATATCAACCGAAGTTCTTCACCTGCTGCATACATATCTAACTCACTCGCTTTACCCATTAACGCTAACTTACTTACATAGTTCGGCTCTTTAATGTAGCTTACTATTCGTTCGTTAGTTTCAGGTTTAAATTGTACGCAAACGTGAACCTTGCCTACGTTATGTGCAGTTGCTAATTCGATACACTTATCTTCATAACTCTTGCGTTCTTCATCACTGATGATGTCTAATAATACTGATACTTCTTTTGCCACTTTATTTTGATTTAATTGTTACGAATTATACTCTATCAATGCCACCAATCGCCAATGGAATGTCAAGCAATACTTTTGTATCACCTGCACTCACCGAGAATGGATTCGACTTGAAATTCACAGCGTGAAGTGTTTCTTTACGATAGCCACCTGTCGCTGCGCCACCAAACACTATCGTTACCTCAAATGGAGGTAATGATAGAGGGTCTTTCAAAGGTGATGCGTCAATGATTCGATTCCAAACATCTTTGTAGATGCTGATTGAACCTGTATATTTCTTTTGACCGAATCCTCTTGATGTTGGATTAACACCTAATGAGTAGTTATCGTCAATAGTTTGCTCTTCCATATACTCAACTTTAGTGATGCCAATAACTGGTCCTAAGATTGGTATGATGACGGTTATATTAACGCTTGAATAGTTAACTCCGTTTAGTAATGCTGTTGCCATTTTGTTATGCTATTGATGGTTTAAATCCGATTGGAATAGATATGATTCGTGCAACTCCATTGATGACCAATGTTACTGCAATAGTTAGCGTTGATGTACTTAATACATTTTGCGTTGGATTGATTGTTACCGACTTCGCAGATAATTCGGCATCTTTAACCATTTGGTCAAGTGCAGCGTTACCAACATTTTCAAAGTAAGCAATCGTGTTATCGGTGATAGTTCCGTTTGCGTTGAACGTAATAGGCGAGTTCAACAACGGAGTGTAAGCCGTGTACAAGTTTCTCTCCGCTTTACAGATGGTGCGGTTGTTTTCGATATAGGCATAGTCTGAGGTAGTGGCGACCGCACAAGATGAGTCTACCCAAAACGTACCGCTCACACCTGTAAATTTCTTTGCCCACAAATGACGCTTAGAGAACAATGCCTCCAATGATGATTGGCTTAATGCCGTCCAGAATTGACCATTGCAGAATCCGATTATTTCATTCTCAACACCATCGCTGATATTGAACTTACCAACCCAAGCGATTGATTCGCTTACTTTAGCAAGTGCGATAGTACCTAATGCAGTACCGATGTTTGTGATTGATTTCTTAGCACCGCCTGTCAATGATGATTCAAATAAGAAGTTACCCTTACCACCACCATCTTGAGATATAACCGATGTAACAAGATTAGTTGTTGCAGTAGAAAAATCAAAAACAGTTGTGATGTCGGTAGTAGCTACCAAGTTACCTGCATACAAGATACTTAAAGGCTTGTAATTAGTCTTGTTAGTGTTTGCTATTGTGTTCAATATTGTAATATCACCACTCGCCCAAGTACCATCTTTAAACACGGCTACTTGACGCAAAGAACCTGTTGCATAAGTCTGCATATCGGTGATCTCGGTGTACGTTGCTGATGTGTTAAACAACCCAACATATAAGATACCTTTAGGTTGCATACGGAAGAACTCGCTAATATGATAATAGTGAATAGCCGCTTGTGAACTTGCACCGCCTGTAAATTGAGTAATAGTACCTGCGATTGCAGTACCTGTTGTTACATAAGTCGCAGTTATTGGAGTGCCTGAGTTCAAGAATGAACCTTGCGCTTTAGGTGCTACAATAGTAACTGTTGCCGTTGATGATGTTGCAGTATATCCGTGAGTTGCAGTACCTGAATTGATGATATTCTTGATAGCCGTTGCAACTAACGTAGTTGTTGTATCACCTGCTACTTTTGTATATACACCCAATGAGATAGTACGACTTGCACCTGTCAATGGATTCAAATCTGCCACCTTTAATTCAACCGTATTACCATCTGAACCAATGGCGGTAACTGCATAAGAACCCGATGCTGAAGTACCATCTGAATAATCTTTAACAATACCTGCTGCAACTGCATCATCAGCACTATACAAGGCTTTCACTCTTGCCGTTGTTGTGAATCCTGATGGCAATACTGTTGCATAAGTTGACGAGAATACTGCGTATCCGCTTATGTGGTCTTTACTTTCAAGTGGTCGACCTAATCCACCGCTACCTTCAATGAAGGTTATATTTGGCTGTGCCATTGTTGTTGTGGTTTAAAGGTTAACTTATGCTGTTACTGCTCGTCCGATTTCTTGCCAGTCTGTACCATTGAATACAAAAGAGATAGTAGCTTTCTTAGAAGCTGTTACACTCAATGTACCTGCTGATGTAAATCCTGTAGAAAAAGTAACGACACGAGTAGTAGCATCAGCACTAAGGATGAATCTAACCTCATCTCCAACATAAGGTGCAGTTGTTGCCGTACCAACACCGATTGTTACCGATGGTGTTGCTGTTGCAAGTGCGCAAATAAAGAATGTCTTTGTTGCGTTTTCTTTAGTCGTACAAGCAATAGTAGCACCTGTTGTTAAGGTTTGTGTATCTACTAAAATTTTGCGCCCTGTGTTTTCGGTATTCTTTGTACCTAAAAATCTATTAATATTTGCCATTTCTATTTATTTTTTGTTGTTGTTTTAACTTCTTTTTTTGTTTGTTCGGGATTTAGTATCTCTTCCCTTGAGAATGATGTTGGATAGTTTTTGCTATTCTTGTTCCAAGTAAAGTTTAAGCCGTCTTCAGATAGCCATACCTGTTCGATATGGCTATTGAAGGCTACTTCTTCTTTTATTATTGAGAGAATCTGCTCTTTAGTGTAACTCATATTAAACGTAGTTTACTACCTCTTGAGTGTATCCGAATTGAACATCTAATTTGCAAAGCATCTTAACGTAAAACAATTCAGAGTTGTTTTGTACTTTGTTCATTTCCAACTTAGCATCTTCAACCGAGTTCATACCTACCCACAAGTTAGAATCCATACCTGCGCTACCTTTAGCGAACATCATTTTGTAAGCAGGGAAGTCAGCAATACGAACTACTGGCAAACCTCTGTATTTCAAGTCTAACTGCATTGATTGGTAATCAGCACCTTTGTAAGTTTGTGCGATGATAGCCTTAGCATAAGCATCATACAAGTCATAAGACAAAAACAACTTCATTGAAGGATCATACTTCAAAGCCGCAGGAATCAAGTCATAAATACGTTGAACCTCAGATAAGATATTAGCAGCAAGAGTTGTAGTCAAGATTGAAGAACCTGCTAAATCCAATGTGTTAGCATCATCAGTTGCTTTCTTAACGAATCCGTCAAAGTATTTGTAAATACCTGTTGTAGCAGTACTACCACCCCAAATAATCTTGTTAACGTATCTATCGTGACGCTTCAATACTTGTTGGATAACTACTGATTCAACTGATGCAGGTAATGTGCGGTCGATTAACGTAGGATTCAATTGTTGTGCATACCAATGGTCTTCAAAGTCACGAGGATTGAACTCCATATAAATCATATAATCGGCAGGAGTTAATGTACGAGAACTAATAACTTGCTCACCTTTGCTGATTGGTGTAGCCATTCTATCTTGGATTAAATCTTCATAATCAGCATCCCAACGTGGAATAGTGAACTTCTTTTTGATACC